GAGGCAGAACCTCACATTAATTATGAACTAGCAGATTATTTTTGTTTTGAAGTTGAGTCTGCAAAGTATATGCAGAAGCAACGCCGTTGGAAAGGGTGGGACGGAAAGATTCGTTTATACTCACCTGCAACAGGAGAAATCTATTGTGGTCTATTAGACTATCTTTTGGAGTGGGCAGACGAAAAGAAGTATCAATACAAGTTTGATGACTGTAAGTTCTTTGGTCACCCATTAGAACAGAATGAGATGATCACTCCTCGGGGCGTTGCAGGTTTTGTAAAATCTCTTCGCTTGCCATATCCCGTTCGGGATTATCAGTATAAAGCAATATACGAGGCACTAAAATATAATAGGCGACTTTTATTGTCACCAACAGCTTCTGGAAAGTCTCTGATGATTTATGCATTAGTTCGCTTTCATGCAAATGCAGACAGAAATATTTTAATTGTTGTTCCAACTACATCTCTAGTAGAGCAGATGTACAAGGACTTTCATGAATACGGATGGATGTGTTCCGAAAACTGCCACAAAATATATGCGGGGGCAGAAAAATATACGGACCATCAGGTGGTAATTACCACTTGGCAATCTATCTATAAGGAACCTAGAAAGTGGTTTGATAGGTTCGACGTAGTTATCGGTGACGAGGCGCACCTTTTCAAAGCTAAATCTCTTACGTCTCTGATGGGTAAGTTGCATGAATGTAAATATCGTATTGGATTTACAGGAACTCTTGATGGTGCAAATGTCAATCAGTTAGTTCTGGAAGGTGTATTCGGTAGATGCTCACAAGTGACACGAACTGCACAACTAATGCAAGAAGGACATGTTGCTAAGTTGAAGGTAAAGATTGTTCTATTGAAGCATGAAGAGAAACTGTTTGAGGGTTATCAAGATGAGATCGGATATCTTGTAGAACATGAAGGTAGAAATAAATTTATTCGCAATCTTGCCTGTGATTTAAAGGGAAACACTCTAGTCCTTTTCAACTATGTAGAACGCCATGGAGTGCCTCTTTACGAGATGATAAATAGTTACACCGAAAGACCAGTACATTTCGTACATGGTGGAGTAGATGTTAATGACCGTGAAGACATCAGACTATTAACCGAACAATCTGATAATGCCATCATCGTTGCTTCATATGGTACGTTTTCCACAGGCATCAACATCAAAAGATTACACAACGTTATCTTCGCAAGTCCTTCAAAGTCCAGAGTTCGCAACCTACAATCTATTGGTCGTGTTCTAAGGAAAGGCGAAAATAAATCTCAAGCAACTTTATACGACCTTGCAGATGATATCTCTACTGACAGAGGTAACAACTATACACTCAACCATTTAATGGAGAGGGTCAAAGTCTATAACGAAGAAAAATTTAACTACGAAATCATAGATGTCAAAGTAAAAACTTATGATTAACTACGCAAAACATGATGAAGAATTCCATGCAGTGATCAAACTTCTTAATGGCGAGGAAGTTCTAGGTAAAGCAGTTCTCACTGAAGATGCAGGTGAAAGTCTGTGCTTCATTTCTAGACCTGTACAAATACAAAGTGTAACCAAAGAACTTCCTGATGGTAAAATTATTAAGGGAATGGGATTTGCTGAATGGATGCAACTTTCTGATGAAGACTTTTTTATTATTAGAGAGAAAGATATCGTTGCCGTTGCTTCTATGAGCAAAGCGGTGCAAATGATGTATCAATCTTATCTTGATGATGAAGAAGATCTCACAGAGAGTGTTAAACAAAAAAACTTAAGAGAGAATAAACTTCATGTAAATCCTGATACAAAAATGGGTTATCTAGGAAAGATTAATGAAGCAAGAAAGCTCTTTGAAAGAATCTATAAAAGCTAGATCAACCTCTGAACCCTTACAGTGTTATTCTACATGCATTTGACAAACTTGTCAAGTGTGTTATAATGTATATAAAGTAAAGTACATATGAAACCTTCTAAAAAACAACACTATGTGAACAACCAAGATTTTTTGGAAGCAATCATAGTCTACAAATCAAAAGTAAAAATCGCTAAGGAGAAAGGTCTTCCTAAACCCAGAGTGAATAATTATATTGGTGGATGCTTTTTAAAGATTGCAACTCACCTCTCATATCGTCCTAACTTTATTAACTACATGTATAAAGATGATATGGTATGTGATGGTATTGAAAACTGCATTCAATACATAGATAACTTTGATCCAGAAAAATCAAGAAACCCCTTTGCATATTTTACTCAAATTGTATATTATGCTTTCTTAAGAAGAATTGCAAAAGAGAAAAAGCAACTAGAAATCAAAGATAAAATTCTTGAGAAATCTGGATATGACCATGTATTTACTGTTGACGGCGACGTAGATTCAGGGTATAATCAGATCAAATCTCGTGTAGAAATGAATTCCAAACGATGACTAAGAAAACTGATCAGGAACGACTGCAAGATGCAGTCCAAAGAGATAGTCCCTGTAGAGATGACAATGAGCGCGGTTACTGGCGCAAGAGACTTCGTGATTTAGAACCTAAGAATGAAAATCCTTCTGATAACTGATCAACACTTTGGTGTTCGTAATGACAATCAAAATTTTATCGATCATTATAAAAGGTTTTATGGTGAAGTAGTTCTCCCATACATCGATGCACATAATATTACAGATGTTATTTGTTTAGGTGATACCTTCGATAAGAGACGATCTATTAACTTTATGTCTCTTGAGGCAGCAAAGGATATGTGGTTCACACCTCTTCAAGATAGAGGTATTACGATGGACATGCTCGTAGGGAATCATGATATTTATTACAAGAATACTCTACGAGTTAACGCCCCAAGTGAGTTACTTGGAGAATACAACAACATCAACGTTATCACAGAACCTACCACTTCTGTTTACGATGGTCTTCCTATACTCCTTCTCCCTTGGATTTGTGATGAAAATCGTGCAGAAGTTCTGGAAAGAGTAGGAACTACTGAAGCAAAAGTATGTATGGGTCATCTTGAACTCAATGGATTTGAGGCACACCCTGGTCATATAATGAACTCAGGTATGGATGTGAATGTCTTTTCTAAATTTAAAAAGGTATTCTCTGGTCACTACCATATGAAATCAACCAAGAAGAATGTTACGTATCTTGGTAATCCATATCAGTTGTACTGGAATGATTATGGATGTAAGAGAGGATTCCATGTCTTTGATACTGAAACTCTAAAGACATCTTTTTATCGTAATCCATTTGATATTTTTCATAAGTTGTACTATAATGGTGGAGTCACTTTACCTGATGAAAAAAATATTAAAGGAGCATATGTAAAACTTATCGTAGAACAAAAACAAGACTACGCTAAGTTTGATTATGTTGTGAATCAACTTCAAGATATGGGTATTGGTGATTTAAAAATCATCGAAGATCTTAGTATTGAACTTGAATCTGGTAAAGGAGTTCTGGAAACCGAAGATACTATGACTCTTCTAGATAACTACATAGATGAAATAGATTTAAAAGTTAGTAAAACTAATGTTAAATCTGTAATGAGGTCTTTGTATATGGAAGCTTCCGAACTCTAATGTACGTCCTAACAGAAAAAGAAAGCGGTGGAGTATATGCCGCACAAAGTAAATCTGGTGTTCAAGCAGTACAAGTCTTTGAAAAAGAAGACGATGCTGTCAGATACCATGAGCAACTTAAGGCAGAGAGTTATTTTAAAGAATTGGAAATTCTTGAAGTAGATCCAAAAGTAGTTGCTTTAAATTGTGAGACCTATGGTTACGCTTTTTCTATCATTAGTTCTGATGAATTAATTATTCCACCTTCAATTTTATGATTACGTTTGAAACTATCCGCTGGAAAAACTTCCTTTCGACAGGAGACCAGTGGACGGAGATTGATTTTTGTGAATCATCCTCGACACTTATTATAGGTTCTAATGGCGCAGGGAAGTCTACTATGTTAGACGCCCTGTGTTTTGCTTTGTTTGGGAAAGCGTTTCGTAAAATTAATAAACCCCAATTAGTAAACAGTATTAATGAAAAGGATGCCAAGGTTGAAGTTACCTTCAGTATTGGTAAAGATTCTTATCGTGTATTCAGAGGGATTAAACCAAATGCATTTGAACTTTACAAAAATAATAAACTGGTTGACCAGGACGCCGCCACCAAAGACACACAAAAGTACCTTGAGCAATCCGTACTCAAACTTAACTATAAGTCATTTACCCAAGTCGTCATTCTTGGGTCCAGCACCTTCGTTCCCTTTATGCAACTCCCTGCCGCCCATAGACGGGAGGTAATAGAAGATTTGTTAGATATCAATATCTTCTCTAATATGAATAGTCTCTTGAAAGATCGTATTCGTACAGCTCAAAATCAGAGCACCGATTGTGGGCATATGCTTCGCCTAACAAAAGAAAAGGTTGATGGGCAACAGAAGTTAATTAATTCTTTAAAAGAAGTAAATCAAAATCGTCAAGAAGAAAAACGAGATACTTATAATGCAAATGTAGAACGTATTAAAGAACTGCATACACATCATAAATTAAAAAAAGAAGAAGTTGTTATCCTAGAAGGGCAGATGGGTGACATTGAAGAACAGAAAAAATTTGTCCGTAAACTTCGTCAAGGTCAATCAGATAGAAAGTCTGAATTAAAATTGATTGCAAGAAACATGAAGTTTTTTAAGGACCATGATGTCTGTCCTACTTGTAGTCAAGATATAAACATTGAGTTTAAGAAGGAGAAAGTTACTCTGATGTCTTCATCAGGTAAAATTCTTGCAAGTGAGATTGAAGGTTTCACTAAAGATATTACTGATGCAGTAGATGTTGTTACTAAGATGGAGGATACATCTGCTCAACTCTATGAAGTTCGTAGTGACGCATCTGCATTTGAACGAGAGATTGTTCGTGTTGAAATGGAGAATCTTCGTGTTTCAAATGAAATTCTTGAACTTCAAAAGAGTACACCCAATATTGATCAAGAAGATAATATTTTACTTGAATATCAAAAGGAGCATAGTAAAACTGAGGAGGACTGTTCTGCAGTCAGTATGCAACTAGATGAGTTTCAGATTGTCAGTTCTCTTCTTAAAGACTCTGGTATCAAGAGTCAAATTATTAAAAAATATATTCCAATCTTTAATCAACTAATCAACAAGTATCTCCAATCGATGGACTTCTTTGTTAACTTTACACTAGACGAAGAGTTCAATGAAGTTATTAAGAGTCGCTTTAGGGATGAGTTTTCCTATGCATCATTTTCCGAAGGTGAGAAACAGAAGATTGATCTAGCACTTCTCTTTACTTGGCGCGAAGTTGCTCGCATGAAAAATAGTGTTGCTACCAACCTACTCATTCTTGATGAAGTTTTTGATAGTTCTCTTGATTCTTCTGCTACAGCAGAACTCCTAAGTATTCTTAGAAGTCTCGGACACGAAACTAATGTCTTTGTTATCTCACATAAAGGAGACATTCTTGTCGATAAGTTCTTGCGAACACTGAAGTTTGAAAAGATTAATGATTTTTCCAAGATGTCTGATGAGTCATAAATAAACTTGATTGAGGAGAAAACTTTTGCTTTCTACACAGTACAGACTGCGCTTAGAATTCATTTGTAAATGTATTGCAAATGGTGAAGAGGTAAAATTAGATGATATGATCTGGGCAGAGAAGTTGGCAAAGAGTCATACTACTGCTCGTGATTGGTTACAAAAAGCACGACGACAATCTTCTCAGCAAATTGAAGAAGGTAGTACCGACGATTTTCTGAATAGGATGGGTTTAGGAGACCCCGATCCATCCAATCATAAAACGGGGTTTAGTAGTGCTGATGATATTAAGGACTGGTTCCATACTGACAAACCTGATGATTGGAGACAACGTGACTGATTATGTCTGTATCCCCATGTGGGATCCTATTTACGAGATGATGCGCTATCATTGGGTACATAAGTCAGAAAAGGATCCTGAGCAATTCGTGAAAAATCTTAATCCAGAGCAAGAACTACTATGAGTAGTAAGATGCTATTCCTAGTTGACATTGGTAATGGTAGATGTGTCAGTCATGATGGATACATTCAAATTGGTATTTTCTCTCATAGTGTAGAGAAACATCTTGAATTGTGTCCTCACCAAGAATGGCAAGTAACATACTGGATGCCTGATCCATTCTGCATCAGATATCCAAGAGCAAACTATCAGCATACTATGAAGGCGAACGAGGGTT